TTTTTTTTCTAAAACTTTGTAAATATACAAAAAATCCATATTACCGTGTTTTGTGTTTAATTCGTACTTAATACTATATTCATGGGATTTTTATAAATGTTTTTAAAATTTTTTTTTATTTTTTTTATTTCTTTTTTAAAAAAGAAAGAAAAAAAAATATTTTTTTTTCTTAAACTTAAGTCGGTGACTTAAAAATAAAATTTCATACCTAACCATGGAAGAGATACGTAGGTACCATAACGAAGAGAAACGTAAACTGATACAGTCCGTGGCTAGAGAAGGACAGTCAGTTTTAGACGTGGGTTGTGGTTTCGGCGGCGATCTCAAAAAATGGCAACACGCGGGGGTAAACATAAACATGTGTGAACCGTGTGAAGAAGCCTTGGAAGAGGCAAAGACGCGCGCAAAAAATTTACGTATACGCGTAAATTTTTATCACGGTGATATTTTTTCGGCACCCAACAGAAAATATGACATAGTGTGTTACAACTTTGCCCTTCACTACATTTTTCAATCGAAAGAATTGTTTATGGATACCACGAAGTGTATAGCGAGTAAGATGAAAATAGGAAGTGTGTTCATGGGTATAATACCCGACTCCGAAAACATCATATTCAAAACACCCGTGAATCACGAGACTGGGAGTTTCTTCGTCATGAAAGGTACGAGTACCGGTGATTTCGGAGAAAAGTTATTCGTACACTTAGAAGGCACGCCATATTACGATGAAGGCGCCAAATCCGAGCCCATAGCACACAAAGACCTACTCGTCACGCGTTTAGAAAAATTAGGATTTAGATTACACACATGGGAAAGTTTAGGGGGTAATTCTATATCGGAGTTGTACTCTAAATTTATCTTTGTATATAAGAGATGATACCTGCGTTGTTGTTATTTTTAATAAACCTATACATATTCATCAACACAAAAGTACCAGAAAACCTTAAGATCGTCCGAGAAAAATATACCATTCTCAGGGAGCATCTCAAGAATACAAACAACGAAGAGTTCGAAATGCTTTGCAAAGAGATACCCATCACGGCACACAATAGAGCACAGAGTGGTAACGTCGGATACAACGTGAATAAAGGGAGTGAAATAGGCTTGTGCATCAACGGCGAACCCAATCAGATATTTCACGTTTTGATACACGAGTTGGCGCACTGTTCCGTGAATGAATACTCACACAGTCAGAAATTCTGGGATAAATACGACAGTCTGAAGAGTATATGCGTTGCGATAGGTGTTTACCAAGAGATACCACAGAAGACTAAATTCTGTGGTAAATACATTCAGGATAAATAATGTGTGCTAACTATAAATGCGCGATAGACCAGTTGACCTCGCGAAGGTAGTCATTCTGTGGATCCTTTTGTTCATAGGGACGTACATGCCCTTCATCATCGATGCCGTCGGTGAACAAAAATATTGGTTGAATCTGCTTCTCATCACATTTTTCATACCAAACATCATACATGCGATCGCCCGTGGTCAATCCCCACTCGATTTGATGGCGGTTGACTTTAACTTTTTCTTTACCGCGACCGTCGTCGCCACCTTTTTCACGTGGTTGACCACCTTTTGGAAGGGTGATTTGAAAGATAAGATGCGTAATTTTGGAAGAGACCCTAAGAGCACAGGAATTATTCTGTCGATTTTAGGTTCTTACTTCGCACTCGGAAGTTTGGTCGCATATTTCGCGACTGGACAAGTCATGTATGTGCACGCGCTTAGGCGTAACGTTTAAGCACGTAGAAAATAACGGCAGCGACGGCACCAGTGGCCGCGAGGCCGACGGCGCTTCGGTGTCCTTGTTCGTTCAAGAACGAGGGCACGTAATTGGCCAACTTTTCCTGAACAGGCTTACTAATGGCAGCCGCAGTACACGCCGCAACGATGGCGGCTTGCATCTGCTCATCAGTAAGGTTGAATGGATTTTTGTTTTGTGGAGCCGCTTGTTGTTGTTGTTGTGGCTGCTGCATGACCATGGGTGGTGGTTGCATCATTTGTTGCTGTTGCATGCGTGGATCAGAATCCATCATTGGTGGTTCGAGTGGCATTTCTGGCTGACCCATTATATCAGAGATTGGAGTGGAATCCATGGTCGTTTCTTTATTTTGTCCTATATTTTTTTCATGTTCGTTTTGCACAAAAGAAGTTGTCGCGTTTTGGAGTGGTACCATACCATCTCCATTATCAGATAAGTTCATCGTTCTCACGTCCGACATTTATATGTACTGACTTTTTCGAAATGTGTGACTGACGCGTTTATCTTTTTTTCGTGATCGTTAGCGCTGTTTTCTTAGTCGCTTTTTTGGCGTCAACCTCCTGCTGTTCCAAATATTTCGGGTTGTACATTTTCTTGTGCATAGTCCAAAGTTGCGGGCTTCCTACCCTGAATCCTTTTCTTATTTTAGCTTTGTACCAAAATACACAATCCTGTATTCTATTGGATTTAACAGTATTATCCAATACGAGACACTCGTAGTTTTCCGTGCACGCATCCATTACTTTACAGAACATATCAAACGAAGGAAAAATACCAAAGAAGGATTTATAGAGCTTTTCTCGGTTCTGTATGATGTTTTCCCTGAGTATAAACACATAGTCTACATTCGCCCGCAACGCCGGTGGAAGGTCCATCACGTACTGCATCGTCAACATGAAAAAGATCTTCCAGTGTCTACCGTTCATAAAACACTGTCGAATGCACGTGTCCTTTAAAAATTTACTGTCGTACATGCAGTCATCCAAAAGCATGAAAGCACCGCAATTAGTTTTTCCTGCACCCACGAGTTTACGCTGCCTGGACATCACGCGTTCGATGGCTTCCCTGTCGTAATCACCGTACACACACAAATCTGGTATAAATTCCGAGTAAAAGTGGTTACCTTCCTCCGTCCCAGATAGCACTATACCCGCTGGTAAGTGTCTTTTGTAGTACATGATGTCTTTCACGAGGGTGGATTTCCCTGTGTTACGCTTACCAACAAAAACGCACACCCGGTCGTCGGTCATGGTTTCTGGGTTGAATTTCTTCAATTGAAGATTCATTCTAATGTATCGCCTCGTTTTATTTACCAAAATTTTACTCACAAATAGTAGGAATGTCGGGTCGTTTAACACTCGCAACCACAGGCATTCAGGGGAGATGGCTCACCGAAGAGCCAGAATATTCTCATTTCCTGATGAATTTTAGACAACACACAAAATTTGCATTCGAAGACATAGAAATTCCGTGCGAGCGGTTTAGTAAATTTGGTGACGTCACCATGTGTCAAATACCCCAAAACAAGGGGGATCTCATACGATCCATGATGCTCAAAGTGACCCTACCTCCACCCAAAATGCCCAACGAGACCTACACAGTCACGGACAACGGTGGTCAACTCGAGATAGGTGGATCCACGGAGATTACTCTCTACCAAGGGAGTACGTACACATTTGAGGCACTCGATGCGTATACCATATCTAAGACCGTCAATGGGTCGGAGTACACGTACGATAAATACCCCAATATGATCACTAAAGATGGAAACAACACCACATTTACGGTGCCTTACGTGCTTCCAGTGGTTCCGGATGATGAAGAAGATGCGGTGCCTTACACACTCTATTACGGTAAGTCTGGGGTCACACCCGTCACATTTAAAATCAAGAGTGTTCGGTGGAACAAATCCATCGCGACTAGAATGATAGATTACGTAGACCTGAAGATAGGTTCGCAGACGATCGAACGCCTCACGGGTGAATACATATACATGTATAACCAATTGAATCTCAATTCAGATGATATAGAATTCGTGATAAAGCCAGTGACGAGTCACAATTCATACCCTATCATATTGTTTAAGGATTACGAATACAGGCTACACTTACCGTTTTATTTCTTGAGAAATCCAAGTTTAGCTATACCCGTGTGTGCACTCACAAAGCAGATCGTAGAATTGGAAATAAAAACAAAGCCATACGATGAACTCGTGGTAGAATACGATAGAGAGACGGGTGTCGCGTCTGCGATGCCTTCCGGTGTAATTGAACCAGAGGTGAAAAGCATGTCTGTTTCCACTGATTTCGTGTTCGTCACTGAAGATGAACGCAACTTTTTGCTGTCTAAACCCATTGAATATGTGATCACACAGCTCCAAATGGCGCAATTTAAGATAAAAGCTGGTCAAACCGATAGATCCGTCATGATTAATTTTGATCACCCGGTAAAAGAGATGTTCTTTGTAGCGGTGAGTGATGATTTATACAAACACACAAAAATAACCAACGTAAACCTAAAATTTAACAACAACGAAGTGATAGATTCAGATGATTTAATGTTATCGAGCGAACAGCCACTCAAACATCACACTGGATACATAGACACCGAGCACACGTTCGGTATTCACAGCTTTTCCATAAAACCAGAGATGTACTATCCAACTGGTCAAGTGAACATGAGTCGTGTAATTCACAAACTTCTGAATGTAAAGATAGAAGAATCTTCATTTGATAACACCGTGCGTGTCTATGCACTGAATTACAACGTGTTGCGTGTGGAAAGTGGTTTAGCGGGTTTAAAATTTTAGGGAGCTATAGTAGTAATGGCCGGTAGAATTCAATTGGATACAAAGGGCCCACAGGACAAATATTTCACGGATGACCCAGAATTTACCTATTTTATCAAAAACTTTAAAACCCATGGTAATTTTTCTAGGTTTCACACAGATTTAGATTTCGACGGCGAACTTGACTTTGGTCAAGAAATAAGATGTGTCGTACCACAAAACCAAGGGGACTTACTACAAACGGCGAGTGTACGTGTGGAACTGAACCCATTAAATCAAACGTCTCCATCTGGGTACAGTTACATCTCGTATAACGAAAGCATCGGTCACGTCATGATTGAACATGCGGATTTGTATATAGGTGGTACATTAATACAACGCGTTACGAGTGATTTCTTAACTATACACTCCGAGAACTACACCACGCAGACACACCAAAGATCTCTATCTAATCTCATAGGAAAACCATACACGGAATTCAGTACGTATTCCGTAGCGAATGATTTAACCATCAATGGACACTTAACTACAAACTCAACTAAAGTTACAAAATATTTCGTAGACATACCGTTTTACTTTTACAAAAACCCTGAACTCGCGATACCTCTATACGCCATACGCAATCAAGAAGTTGAAATAGTGATTAAACTGAGAGACGTAAAAGATTGTGTTTACGGCATAAAAACAAGTCCTCCATCCGCGAGTGGTATTTATTACCTGGGTGAAGAATACAAAAACCTCATAAAGAGCATAAAATTGAACGTGGAAATGGTTTCCGTGAAAGATAAAAAATTTCCTAAGCGAGTCGATTACGTGATCACACAACTTCAAGAACAATCGTTTGATATAGGGGAGAATGACACTGAAATAACGGATAGACTTTCGTTTCAAAACCCAGTCAAAGAATTGATGTTCATTGTGCAAAGGCACAACGAACGCGAGGTCGGTACTAAAAATTTCGTGACTCCATTGGATTACGATTCATCGGTAGATAAAGTGATCGACGGTTCAGGGTTTGTCTTTACAAACTACGAAAATTTGAAATCCATAAGCCTCACACTCGATGGCCAAGATGTACTCACAGATATCACAGGGGATCTCATAAACCTCAGATCCATACAGAGTGGTATACACCACTCGAGAACTCAACTTCTTCGAAGATTTTATACATATAGTTTCGCTCTTGAACCAGAAAATCACGAATCAACGGGGTACATAAATTTTTCATACATAAAAGATCAGCTCATTAAAGCTAAACTGTTTGGTACAGGCAAAAGACAACTTAGAGTTTACGCGCTCAGTAATAATATACTCCGTGTGGAGAACGGAACTGCTTCTTTATTATTTAATTCATGATGAAGACAGGTTTTGGATTACCAAGCGATACAAACGTACAAAGCGAACAAATGGTCGAAAGCATACTCAACATCGTGGTACCGGTGATTGAAAAATCTATGCTTCTCGCATGCGAATACTCCAAAGCGTGTGGGCGAGATGTGGTGCTCGCACAAGATTTGGAGTATGCATCTAAATACTGTGTTATGCACACAGTCGGACAAGACCTTGGAAGCGTGCTCGAAGACACAGATGAAGACGTGGAAGATCTGGAAGTTGTCGATGAAGAAGACATACCATTCGAGCGATATTCAGGAAGCGATCCAAAATTCTTAAAAGTAAACGAAGCGTATGACGCATGGAATTCTTGGACGCCAACCAATCCGTCAGAACAAATATTAAAAAATGCTATTGATAGTAATGGACGCATCGGATGAACCATATGGCTGGTCATCAACCGAGTACAAATCATTTAAGGTTGACGACGATTCGTCAGATTCAGAATCTGAGTCGGAATCCGAGTCAGATTCTGAATCTGGTAAGAAAGGGTTGAAAGGATACAAGACAAAAACATATAAGAAGATTCTTACTGTAGAAGAATTACTACCAGAATAAAATTTTCTTTTATTAATATATACAATGTCCACCGCCGCCGAAACTGTTACCCTCGTCAGCCAAGAGCTCGAATCTCAATCTTTGAACGCCATCGTCGCCGGCTTCTCTTTCGCCGCGGCCTTGTCCTGGATGGACCTCGTCCGATGGATCGTTAACCAAATCGTCAAGGTTAACAAGAACGGTGGTATGAACTACACCCTCACCGCCCTCTTCACCACCCTCCTCTCCATCCTCGTGTA